TGTGAATGAATCAGACGGCAAAGTGCCCGAACAGTACATCATCAGAGACATCAATCCTAACCTACAGAGATTATCTGCCACGCAGATCACACCGAACCAATTGTACGGTGGTACCACAGGAGGAGCATATGCTCAGAACTTCGCAGGTGCTAGCCAAGGAGTAAATGCATCAGGTGCAGGTGGAGGCATGGGAGCGTCAGGTGGAAGATTCTACAGAACCATGAACCAGTATGCCATCAATGCAGAACACGTGGTGCATATGAGTCTATCAGATGGATTGGATAATTTATTTCCTTTCGGTCAGTCTGTGCTGGAACAGGTATTCAAAGTGTTCAAACAAAAAGAATTATTAGAAGACGCAATCATTATCTATCGAGTACAGAGAGCTCCGGAACGAAGAGTGTTCTACATCGATGTGGGTAATATGCCGACGCATTTAGCGATGCAGTTCGTTGAACGAGTTAAGAATGAGATCAATCAAAGAAGAATTCCTACCACAGCAGGTGGAGCAAATCATATTGATGCCACATACAATCCAATGAGTATGAACGAGGATTATTTCTTCCCACAAACAGCAGAGGGACGAGGATCTAAAGTGGACACACTGCCAGGTGGTACCAACCTGGGTGAGATTGACGATTTAAAATTCTTCACAAATAAAATGTTCCGAGGATTAAGAATTCCATCATCTTATCTGCCCACAGGACCAGAAGATTCACAACAGTCCTACAATGACGGTAGAGTGGGCACAGCATTTATTCAAGAATTAAGATTCAACAAATACTGTATGCGATTACAATCAATGGTTGCTCCTATATTTGATGAAGAGTTTAAACTGTGGATTAAAAACAAAGGCTACACCATGGACAACTCAGCATTTGAGTTGAAATTGAATCCACCACAAAACTTTGCACAGTATCGACAAACAGAAATGGATCAAAGCAGAGTTTCCACATTTGTACAGGTGGCAGAATTGCCTTACATGAGCAAACGATTTGCTCTGAAAAGATTCTTGGGTCTGTCTGAAGAAGAGATGGCAGTTAATTCTCAATTATGGTCAGAAGAGAACAACGTGGCACAGAAAAAACAAACCAAAGCCACTCAACTGCGAACAGCAGGAGTGTCTCAATCAGATCTTACCACTGATTTGGATCAATTTGAAGAACCCACAGCAAACCCAGATGCACCAGCACCGGGACAACCAGGCACAGCACCCGCAGGCGGCATTCCAGGAGTAACTGGCGGCCCAGGTGGAACCAATACATTATAAATACCAGTATGAAGTTAATGGAAATGTTTCAAAATACAGCAGACGGCTTTGAACAAACAAAGAACTACAATGCTGAAGACGATATCTCTATCCTAGACGACGGTGATACTAGAAAAACTCGTTTGACTTTGAACGACATTAATAAAATGCGTCTTGCTTCTGAGCAACACGATGCTGAACAAAAAGAAGAAGCAGTGTTCGTCCAAAAAATGTACGGACAACCAGCAATCGACGACGGCTTATCGTTGTAATAATAATTAACAACACAATATATTATGGATAATACAACAGCATTTGTATTAGGCAACGGTGAATCTCGTAAGGGCATTCTTATTGCTGATCTAAAGACACACGGCAAGGTTTGGGCCTGTAATGGTGTGTATCGCACCGAAGAACCCGATGTATTAGTGTGTGTGGATCCCAAAATGGTACTGGAAATTGCAGAAACAGAGTATCCGGTCACTCACGAAGTGTGGAGCAACTACAATCATCAGTACGACAAAGTGGAGCGAGCCAAGAATCACCTGCAGTATTTTAAACCTTCTTTGGGGTGGAGTTCAGGTCCCACTGCATTAAAACACGCCTGCGATCAGAGTTTTAAAACCATATACATACTGGGGTTTGATTTTCAAGGACACCCTAAATCTAATAAAGGACAGTTTGCATTTAATAATGTGTTCAAGGGCACTCGCAACTACAAGCCTGTGGAAGCAGATGCCACGTTCTACGGCAATTGGATGAATCAAACCAAAAGATGCTTGAATGATTACCCAGACACACAGTTTATAAGAGTGGCACCTCGCGGCGGATTTCGTCCCCACGATTTAAATTTTGCCACCAACTTTAAAACCCTAGATATTGAAGATTTTTTGAAGCTATATAATTTGCAGATCAAACTATAGCGTAATACTGTCGTATAATTCCATCTATGACTGTTTTAACCGCTTTTGGCACCGGTTTCACCTACTATAGTGTAAATACCTACACTTATAAGTAACCTTAACGCATATACAAGGAGCACGTGCAAACATGTCAAACAAATTTGAACAATTACTAGAATTGTTAATCAATGAAGAAAACGACAAAGCGGAACAGTTATTCCACGAGATCGTAGTAGAGAAGTCTAGAGACATCTACGAAGGATTAGCAGAAACAAAAGAAGAAGAAACTAAAGAAGAAACTAAAGAAGAAACTGTAGGCGAACAAGTAGAACTTGCAGACGAATCTAAAGACGAAACTGTTGAAGAAGAGTCTATCGAAGAAGTAGGTGGAGATGCAACTGATGAATTAATCAAAGACATATCTGCTGAAGAAGAAGGCGATGCTGATGCTAACGGCGATGCTGGCGAAGAAGAAGAAGTTGCTGGTGACGAAGA